ATGCGATTAATCCTTAAAATCCCTACATATAAATAAACACTATAATATTAATTGGATACAAATAGTTGACAATTATTTTAACAAGAGTATCATTAAAGAGTGAGGTTAGCGAGTAAAAAGAGATAGCTATTAAAGTATAAATCCTGTTTAACTAATAATGGTAGATATCGACAAGCAGTCACTGAGTAGCCAACTGTAAGTTATATGAACAACGCCTCACACTGGATAAACCATATATAATACTATAGGAGGTATACAAAATGGGAACGAGAAGTAATATCGCTTATGAGCGACCAAACGGGCAAGTCGTAGTAACTTATTGTCATTATGACGGATACCCAGAATATAACGGTGTAATACTCAATGAGAATTACAACACACCAAAAAAAGCAGAAGAGTTAGCCAATCAAGGTTATTTTTCTGGTCTTGAACCTACCTTAAAAGATTCGTTAGAAGGTAGAGCAAACCAAGAACCACCAATGATATATCATTCATTACATTCATATCTGAAGGATATTCAATGGGATATAGAGTGGATCTATATTTTTAGGCGTGGTCAATGGTATGTATGCAAGGGTATGGAAGTTGGTGACGACTATGAGATACTGGATAAAGATTTTATAGAAAATGACTTTAAACCTTTAGTTGATGTATTAACTAACATTCACTTACAAGAGGAGTCAGCATAATGGCTAGATATACAGAAGCAGAAGTTATGGAAGCAGTATGTTTGGCTATTGGAGATGATGGGTATCGTGGTTTAGAAACACTTAGAATACTCAAACAGTCAAGAGAAGAATACGGAGTTCTTACTAATGAAGAGTATGCAAAAGAGCGTGAAGATTTTGCTAAATATTTAAAGGAGTCAGTATGAGCAATATAGATTATCGTAAGATACCAAAACACCTACGCCACTTATCCGAGTGGCGTTTAAAAGCATTATTTTATTTATTTAGAGGAGGATTTTAACCATGTCAACATATTACAGACCAACCAAACCAATACCATTACAAGCAATTAAAGAGAGTGAGTTTTTAAAAGACTTAGATTTTGAAGTTGTGCAAACAAAAGACAAACAATATTTTTATTGTGGCTCTTATATACATTTTTCACTAGATAAAGCAAACAATGTTATTGATTTGTATCGTTATGGTGGCAATAATGCCGACCATGTTTTAGAACCTCTCGAACATGAGTTTGAGGTAGATTTCGTATCAGAATATGAGGACGAGTATGACGACTATTGTCACCCCGATACACCAGTTAGAAAAATTATGATAGAGGACACGAAAAATGTCTCATCATAATTTAACTAATCAAGTAGCAACAGCATTATTAGATATTGAAAATGCTTTAATTTCTTATGTTGAGGATAATATCTCTAGTGATGAAAAAGCAAAAAAAGAGTTGGATAAATCTTGGAGTATATTAAAAAAACAAATATTTAATGTAAGTAAATATAACCAAAAAGCTATGGATATACTTTTCGCATATATACCAGAAAAAGATTTGCAAAAAGTAATTAATAAATTAGTAGACGAAAAAATAAAGGGAGTAAACATAAATGTCCAACGTAATAACTAATACCGAAGTATCTGACTGGCTTGATACCTTTGACGGGAATGACGCAGAAGTTTTACTTACTGCTATTGCCAACAATGAAATCAAGATAGAAGTCATGAATGATAGTATTTATGCTTTTAGTATTGGAGAAATAAGAGTATCTAAAAATCTTTACAAGGAAATGTGGAGATGATTGATACAGTCTTTTATATCACGCTTGGAGTATATGCACTTGTTTACTTTGCATCTAATCCAACTGATGAAGAATAGATATCGCATCAAAATAGTCTCTTATGACCCAGTAAAGTATGACTTGGATTACACCCCCCTAGGTGATCAAGTCTGCTTTACTGTTGGTTATCTAGTCCAACAGGACAACAAAATTACACACACAGCTTGGTTTACCAATAAACGGGCTTTGTTTCGTCATTTAGATAAGTTCTTGAATAAATAAAATTCTTAACATATAATCGGGCTAGGCGTGTCCGAAAGCTGTATATAAATTTCACATAAATTTTTCATACTTCTCCTCTTACTCTGATACGCCTTCTTTATCTTCCTTTTCAATCTCAGTATCATTATTTGCCGGGGGAGGATCTGGCTGCTTGTTTTCTATACTAGCCTCAACAACGTTACCCATGAGTTGTTTAAGTCTGTTTTCAACTTCTTCCCGACTCATTTGATCAACTTTCCCGAACATAACCTCTTTACGATCCACGATTAAACCCCCGACTTTTAACAGGGAGTTCTGGGCAGAAATTGCAGCGTTAAACGAACCTGCTTCTATCGCCTTGTCCCGAATATCATACAGATCCTGGACAGCCCGATCATAGTTTAGTTCGTATTTCTTTTTAGCCTGGTTCATCAAATAGTTATATTCTTTGCGAATTATAGGCTTACTCATTAATTTATTAGCCATCTGGCGTGGAGACGTATAGCCTGCCTTATGAGCACACTCTACAAGTGATAAACGAGGATTATTTACTGCGATCCAGATAAAGTTTCGTTGTCTACGATTGAGCTTTTCGTCTAGGTTACAGTATTCAATTGGAGCTTCTTCTTCTGAAGAGATGATAGGTTCATATTCTAATTTATTCTTTCTATGTCCCATGTTCGCATATTAGTCGTGGCGATATTTATATACTAGCTATCCCCACTTTATCCTAAAGTGTATTGAGAGGATACTTGATAAGAGTAAACCTAGTCAAGTATTTTCTAATATTTTTAGAGAGTTTTAGTTATTCTCTTGTGACAAAAATGTAAAAAATAAAATATTCGTCAAAAGCCCATTCTTATCACGTTTTTAGCTGTCATTTTATTTTGACAATAATAGACAAAAATCTATTTCTTGGCTGTTTTGTCAATATATTGCTCTAAAAGTTCATCAACTAACTTAGAAACTTCTTTATCACCAAGCTCTAAACATAGCTGAGAAATGCAAAAACTTAGACTAGCTAGGACAATGTTCAAACGTTCTTCGCCCCGATAAACCATGTTATTAAACATGCCATCGAGTCTGCTGATTACCTCTTGTAAGGTTGGTTTGCCTTGCTTATGTTTTATTTCAACAATTTTTGACATATCGCATCATAACACGATATTTTATGTATTGGCTAATACTATAGATCCATGTTTTTATATATGTGCTTTATTACTTCTATAGTCCAGCCGTTCCCTAAAAGTTTGTATTTTTGTGAATTTGATACAGGCATCAGATAATCGTCAGGCACTGTCTGAAGTCGCATACACTCTAAAGGCGAGAGCTTCCTCCAGGTAAGATCTTCATGTGCTACAACACTATCTTTGCCGACTGTCGTTATTGCGTTTGACTTATTATCATTACGTAATTCAAGCATCTGTTTTGTTTTATTTGCAACTGATACACCATTTTTATCCATGCGTTTACCATCTTTATCATAGGCTCTACCACGAAAAGCACCACCAGTTACTACTTTTGGCTCTCTGTGACCACCACCACAGGTTGTTACTGTGGGCGACTTACCCTCTGGACTGTAGACTCGTTTGATTTGATCGTGTCCCTTTATATCTACTGCAACGCCTACTTGTTTTGGCTTAGTCTCAATCATCTGTTCTTTGTTTGATGCAGTGAGCGTAGGTGATTTACCTTGATCGCTATAAACTCTTTGTGTGCTTTCATATACGCCATCTCTGTATTCAAACTCTAATAATGCTTTATCAAACTTGTTTGTTGTTATACCTAATACAAATTTAAGCTTTATCCACACTGTATCTTTGGGTATAGCAAAACTACTATCAGTCCTAAACCAATGTTCAGCCTTGGTCAATGGCACATTACATTCTTTTGCTATATCTTTTATTGTCTTCTTACTTTCTTTTTTTGCAGATCTAAGCAATTTTTGTAATGCTTTTTCATCTACCTTATGCTTTCTTATCTTTACTTCTTCAACATTTATGCCTACTTTTATAGGCTTATTAACCAACTGCCTACGGTATTTATCTTTGTAATGATGGGGTTTGGCACCAGTTTTTGAATAATTAGCGTCAATACAATAGCTTTTATCTCTATCACTACTAAAATCATCTTCTAAAATGTCTTTTAACACTATACCTCTATCTTCTGGTTGTTGAATACCAGGTATGTTAGTCCAATAGTATCTTTGCCTAGATTGAGCACTAAGAAGCGAACTATTTATAAAAATAGGCTCTATACCAAATATTATCTCTGGATAACAAGCTGATACTTGTTCAGATATAACTTGTAAAAACTCCTTTTTCATTTTGACGTTTTCTAATAAAAAGTATTTTGGTTTGATGGCTTTTAGCAAACGTATAAATTCAAAGAATAATGCTGATCTTGGATCGTCAAATGCCAACTGCTTTCCTGCCATACTGAATCCCTGGCATGGCGAACCAGCTTGTATTAGATCCACGTCCATGTAATCTTTTGGATCTAAATCGCACACATCACCAACTTGTATTATGTCTGGATAGTTTGCTTGTGCTACTTGTATGGCGTATTTATCTATTTCACTTGCATAATACTTTTCTACTGGTATGCCTA